AGGATTGCATTGACATTTTTAACACCCAACGCATCATACATAGATCTGTATGCTTGATACAGATTATGAATTTGAGGATTTGATTGCGCCAGTTGTAATTGAGATTGAGCCAAAGATATTCTTTGTGTCTGTGAAAAGATATTTGGATCTGCCACAGGTAGAATATCTACTCTATCATCAAAATCTTGCATTTTAATCTCACGTCTAGCTCCTGGTACATCGTATGGATATACAGGCGGTAGATAAGTTTTAAATACTTCTGCTAATAATTTGAATTCTTGTTTTAATCCGACATATAATCTTTTGTGAATCGCCGACATGACACGTGAGCCACGTTCTAATAATGCAACTGTTGTACCAACTGCAGCTGCTTGGTTCATATCTCCGACCTGTGAATCTGCAATGCTTGCAAATCTTTGACCTGCGTTAACAACAATACCCATTAATTGTAATAGAGTTGCATCAGGACCTTTAAAAGGTAGAGTCATGAACTGATCTCTGATGTTTCCACCAGGTGCATCTACATCTCTAAACTCTCCAGGCTGTAGAGGCTGTGCATCATCTCTAACTCTTATACCTCTAGATTTAAAACCAGCTGGTAGATTAGCCAAAGTACCCGCATCAAGTAATTGTCTTAATGCTGCGGTAGCTGTTCTTGTTAATCCACCAATCATGTGAATCAGACCAAAACCATAGAAACCTGTTCCGGGTAAAAATTTAAACTGCACGAAGTAATTTATTTTTTTCTTCAACGGATCAGTTTGTTTGTAGTTTCTTCTGATAGATAATATCTTATTATTTGATTCTGCAATCGTGATAACATATGGAAGTTTAATTCCTGTAGGTTCATCATCCTCACCCATATCTTCATAACCTTCTAGATCTAGGTTAGTATGTATCTCATACAGAGTGTATTGATCTTCTTGGCCATCTTTAGAAATTCCTTCTAGCTCTAATTTTTTATCCTGTAATTCATTCTGTGTTACCGGTGGTTGTCCTAATTCTATATCTCTATAGAAACCTGACACCTGTTGTTTACGTAATTCGTTTTCTGATATTTTAATCACATGCACGACTGCCTCTGCATCATCTAGTGAATTTGCAGAGTACGGCACGATAAGATCTTCTGCCGGTACAAATTTTGAAACCGCCCTACCTAAAAGATCGTCATAGTAGACTTTCTTAAAGGTAGATCCGGAAAGAGGGAGGTAAAAAAGCATCTGATCAAACTCAGGTTCGTATTCCTTCATCTGATCCATGATTTGATAATTCATGAAGTCTTTTACCCGTTTTGCCTGTTCTTCTTTTGGCACATCGATGTTACCCATTATCTGAGTTCGCACCGGTCCATCAGAAGGAAGCAATTCTTTGTAAGCTTGCGCTTGAAACTGTGTGACCGCTTCAGCTAGTACAGGGTGATTAACACCAGATGCACCTCTGAAAGGTTCTGTTCTTCTCTCGTATTTAAAACCTAAAAGTTCTAAACCCTCTCTGTAAGATTGTTCCCAATCTCCACGAGATTCTTTGTATTCATTATACTGTTCTACAAGTTTTGATCCTAACGGATCTAAAATTTCCTCACCTAAAAACTCTGCTAGATTTTCAAAGTGATTATTCCCACCTTCAGGTGATGCAGCTTTTGGATCAAAAGATACCTCAGCGCCACCCTCTTCTGTCATCTCTATCTCGACAGGTCCGCCTTTGGTTTCAACTTCCTCTACTTTTTCTTTGATTGCCTCTTCGATTTCCACTTCTCCTGGAACGTCGACAGTCGTTTTTGTATTCGGTAATGGTTTATCTATTTCGGCCATTTGCTATTTTACCTTGTTTTAAATAATGATTCAACACCTGAACCACTGATATCAGGCATTGTTATAATTGTCAAATCCACAGCTCCACCGTCTGCAAAAGTTGATAAATAGTTCTTATAATCAGTGGGTCCTGTATAAGCTTGAATAACTCCTCGATCAACTAAATCAGAAAAACTGCCAGCAGAACTCGCTGCCCTTATTTCATCATAATTAGGATCTCCCTGTTGTACGGTTTTAAAAAATTTATTTTGAAAACCTTGATAAGGCACTCCATAAAACTGACTGTAAAAATCTGATTCACTTAAAGGTGTTTTTGATTTAACAGGTTTACCACTTATAATTTTTTCATAAATATCTTTATCTGTTGCCGTTAGCCCTGCAGCTCCTTGCATATTTAATCCAATTGATTCAGGTGCAGAAAATTGTCCGTATTGAGCGTATGGATTTTGAGGATCATATATATTAATTCCTGATTTAACTGCGTTGTATAAAAGACTTGATAAACCCACCATAGGTAGGTCACTTGCTTTTGGTCCTGGAAATTGTTGAGCCACATCATAACCACCCATTAATTTATATTGTTTTTCAGTGATGTCTCCTGCGTCCAAAGCATTTCGAAGTAATTGATTATTAATATTGTGTTGAGTATATCCAGTTACGTCAGCTAATTTTTGTAAAACTTTTTTACCTCCACTAGCAGCTACACTTTTTGCATAATCTCCAAATTGACTTAATTTTTGTGCTGCTGTTCCTGCTCCTACTTTATCTAAAGCTGTAGCAAAATCTAAAGCAGATGCTCTTGGATCATATGGTTGATTTTTTTGAACATTACCACCTATAGCTTTTTTAATTCTAGTAAACTCTTCTAGATTTGTAATGCCACCACTAATCCCCTCCTCTACATCTTTTACATAATCCTCTCCATCTTTTCCAAAAAATTTATAAACCTCTTCAGCTTCAATCAATTCATCACCACCACTTTCCGGATCTCTTCTAATTTCTGCAAATCCTTTAGAACCTTTATCTGTATCAAAATATATCTCTGCACTGCCATCAGTCTGATTTACATCAACTGTGATATCTGGTCTGTCAGGGTGTTTGTAACTATCAACTCTACCAGACTCACCAACTTTTTTTCCTTCTTTCATAACTTTAGATATAACCATCTCGTAAAGCTGCATACCTTTATCACTCACAGCTGCAATACCTTCTTGCACAGTCTCTGATTTAAGAGGTTTTGCAAGTCTACCAACAATAGGCATAGATGCTAAACCACCTAACAGTTTCATAAAAGTTCTTCTATCCATTATGCTGACATCCCCATCTGTTCTTCTTGTTCCGCTCTGAATATCTCTAATTCTTCTGGAGTCATATTTTTAATTCTTTCCCTCTCATCTATTAAAGCCTCTACACCCATTTTACCTAAACCTAAAGCTGTAAGTCCATAACCCACCGGTGTCATCATCGCGCCAACTCTACCTAATGATAGAGCTCTACCCAAAGCGTTTTGTAAACCCTTACCACCAAATTTTTTTACAGCCTCTGGATATAATAGTTCTAATCCAACCATAGGATCAACTGTTGCATCAACAATATTTTTTCCCTCATCTAGATTATCCTTCACAGTCATACCTGCAAAAGTCAGACCTGCTGCAGAACTACCTAGCGTAGATAACAATCCAGATAATAATTTACCAGCTCCTTTTCTGACTGTTTTACTCAGTAAAGGTGCTGACGCTACAGCAGCCGTGGGCATTGGATTGTTTGCAGCCCAGTCAAGTAATGTTGCCTGTGAAACTTTATCATCGGTTTTAGGATCGACGAACGCGCCGATCTCGTCGTTGTATTTAACTGGTAACTCTTCATCTGCCATTGCTTTACCAGTAAGACCTGCTGTAAGTGCAGCAGCAACACCGACTTTACTTTTTGGTGTTTTTTTAAAAGCTGTTTTAAACATTTCTGTAGTTTTAGATTTTTCAGGAACCTTTAATTCACTTGCTTTTTTTATTCCTGGAACTTCAGATTTAATTTTTTCTATTGCAGATATTTTTCTCTCAAAATCTTTTCTTTCTTTTCCTGTCATGTCTTTATAAATTTTATCCTCACCTTCAATGCCAGCGAAAGACATTTTATAATTACCTGCTTTTGGTTTAAATTCTCCTGTATCTGGATCTACTTGAAAGTATCCTATTTGACCTTTGTAATCTTTTCCTAAATCTTTTACTGCATTCATTACATTCTTTTTTGCACCTGCATTTAATTCTACTATTCTTTTTTTGTAGCCTTCAGGTTTTGTTTTAATTACAAGTTCTTGTTCTTCAGCAATTCTTTGACCTATTTTATTGTATGGCTCTAGTTTTCTATTCATGCTTGCATCAATAGTAAAAGTAGTTTTAGTTCCTGGTTTAGCAGATTCAATTAAGGGATACACATGGCTAAATTGTTTTCCTATTTGCCCTGAACCTTTGACCGAAATATTACTACCCTGAACATCTTTAATTATTTTTGTTCGTTTTACATTTTCTAAATTTTCAGGTTTAAATTTTCTTTTGCCTTCAAATTTAAATTTTAGTCCAGGTCTTTCTGTTTCTTTACGAGTTAAAATTTTTTCTTTGTTTAATTTACC